ATTATAAACCGGACACCCAAAGGGTGTCCGGCTCAGTGTTTAAGGGCAACGTTACCGATAAATCAATTGTATCAGGCGCCCATCAAAGATGGGCGTCCGGATTCAAATGTTCATCGGTGTAAAATGCGCGTGGTAACGTTGCCTTTGCCACTTCTCAAATTGCCTTCGGCAATTTGTCGTGACACCCGAGTCGGTCCGCCGAAGGCGGACAACCGGGGATTCGCTTCGCGAATCCTGGCAAAGCTCGGGTGTGAACTGGAATCGCCCCCTGAAGGGGGCAATTTAAATCGGCAAAGGTGTAATGACTTTGGATATTCAATTAATTTCCATACCAATCAATGTATCGTGCGTCTCTTACGTGTCATTGGCTTTCGAATTTTACACCGTCGTGTTTTACGCTTACCTCCATTCAATTGAACGCCGTAGAAAGGACGTCGAATAATTTCCTGCACAACATCGAAATCTGGACCTGAAACCGGGAAGTAGGTAGTCATCTTGTATTCTTTCGTATTCAGACAATCTATGTCTGCAACATTATCGATCGGTTGATGTAATAAAAAATAGCATCGTGTTTGGGTTTTCTTGTCTATTTTATGTGGTTCTTGTATCGTTTTATGAAAGTAGATAACTGATATCCCCTTCTTTTTTCCGTGAAATATATTTGATGTATCAAACTTGGTGTCGACCCCAAAATGGTAATGATTGTCCCATAATTCCCCATTGATCATAACGGGTTGAGTAAAAAATACGACAACGTTGCCATTATTATTGATAATCTGGACATAATACCGTTTGTTTTTGATTACTATGTAGTTTGGGTCAAGAACCTTTGTGTGTTGTACCCCATATTTATCGTAATACAACGTAGTCGGTGGTGCTGGGTCCACGAGAACATTGCGCGAATCACTATAATAATAATTCACGAATGATCGATAGTTGAAATTCTTAGCGATAGACGTTGTCATAAATATAAACATAGACGGAGATTATAGTTTGCAATGGACCCACCACCTGAAGCCAGCGTCGTACGTGACTTCAGCTCGGATACGTCATTCAAAGGAGTCATATACATGTACTTGTGGACAGACCAACGTACTGAGCGAAGCAACCCGGTCGGGGTCGAGGATGCGACGACAGGTCATCGTCTCTACGTCACGGTCGAAGGTTTGCATGAAAACGGCGACTCCAAGTATATTCCCCTGTGCCTCGACGAGTGTGGTCAGGCGTCGTTACTGGTGCAGGTTGACCCGTCGATCTCAGTCTATCAGTCGGTACAGATCGTCCTGGAGAAACTAACTGCGGACTACGCGTACCGTCACCTCCAAGAATATTCCGACTACTTGTGCGTATCCTACGAATTCGCGGAGAAGCACCCCACCCAATGCCTAAAATCCCCCCATCGAGGACCGTATATGAATCTGACCGAAGACCATGTTGCCCGGTACTTGGACGCATGGGACACGGAAGACGACGGTACTGACGTTGTCGGTACGTTGCACGGCAGCATAAATTCTATGGGTACGTTCATATATGATTATCCATTGGTGAGCCGGAACGTCGATCCCGAATATTACCAGAGAACTCGCGGAAAATGTGTCTACGAACTTCCCGAACTGCTTGCGTACGAAGCTGCATTAGCAGCCACCATCCTCCGTGGCGATCGATTGCCGTACTGGGGATTGGGGTACCATCCTCATGTTGGTAAACATGACATACGGTCTTCGGAACTATGGACCATCTTTGACCGATCTTACATCTATGACCATGTTTACCCTCGGTTGTGCGAAAAAAAAAAGGATGAGATGGATCGTCAGATTCAAGCGGGAGATTGGCGTGCGATTGCGCGGTATCCCGTACAGGTACCATTTTAGCCATACAATTAACCGCGTATAACAACATAAATATTGAAACTATGTACGTATCTATGGTTGCGACCTGAACATTTGAACATGATGATGATAATGCGCGAAGGTGTAAGTAACGAGCAGTACGTGGCGCGCGACACCGCGCCGCTGGTAGTGTCGTCCGTGGGGTTCCTGTTGCCGTGCATTTACACGGTGCCCCGCCACCAACATTTCTATACGGCCATGTTGGTGTTGACGTCAGGGATTTCCGCCAACTATTGGCGGAAAGCCACCTACGACTGGCGACGGACGGCCGACCTGTGGTTCAGTAAGTTCAGTTTCGTCGTTTTCTTTACCAAAGGGTTGTGTCAAGTCCACATATTTCCTCGCAAAGACCTGACCCGGTTCGAGGTCGTGGCATTTTACCTGTATTTGATCATGATGATTACGTGTTACGCGTGGTCCGAGGCGGCGTACCACCGGGGCTCGCACCGGTGGATACACTATCATTTTTTGTTTCATGTATCCATTATGCTGGAACTCACCGCCATTCTGGCGCCGTTGAAAAAGTCGCCCGTAGGTTGGATGTGGTAAAAATATGCAAAATCCCAAATCCAAGTGTATTTTGCATATTTTGCATATTACGGATTAGATGTTGTTTGTAGGAACGACATACAAAGAATTCGTATATGATACAATATCTATGTATTCCGTGTTCTTTGACGTCATGTATTTGACGGTCGCCGGTGCTTCGATCTACAGCATCTATGTCGACCCTACCTGGATGATCCCTTGTGCCTACATGGTGGGGGGAGTGTGTGTGGTCGATTTCGTGGGCCACGCCACCGGCGTCCGACCGATGCGGACAGACATGATCCTTCATCATCAGTGCGCCTTGGGCATCGTCGGGTCGCTGCACCTGCACCTCGATCTGATGAACATTTACCGCGACCTGCGCGACGAATTGATGACGGGGGTCCTCTCCACCGAAGTGTCCACCCTCTTTCTCATCCTCCATACTTGGCTGTCGAAGCGGCAATCGAAGCGACAATCCGACGACCAACAGTGGTTACTATACGTCGCTGGTTTGAACCGGGCGTGCTTTGTCGGCACCTTTGTCTACTACCGCATCTACCACTACTACGTCGCCATCGTGGCCAACCGGGACTTGCATCTGTTCATGGACAATGTGATTGCGGTCGCTTCGCGCAGTCGCGTCTTACTCCGTCACGAAACGGCCGCATCGGTGGCGTCGTTCACCATGCTTGCCCAACGGAAAGACGTGGCGACCACGCTGGCGTCCCTCAACCATCCACCCGAGACACCGGACACGATGATGACCTCCGAATGGCTACGATCCTTTGTCGCTTACGCCAGCATCCACGGGCTCTTCTACATCAATCTCTATTGGCTGGGTCTGCTGGCCAAAAAAATGCTTCGGGGGTGATTTCTATACAAACAATGTTGGCCAGAAGAAGGATTTCATAGAAACCATAGAACCTCCCCTCCCACAAGATTCTGTATAGGGAACGTCCTCCGAATTGGACACCTTCTATGATTTCTATACAAACAATGTTGGCCAGAAGAAGGATTTCATAGAAACCATAGAACTTACAAACTGCCGTAGGCAGTTTGTAGTGCCAGACGAGCTTTGCCAGGATTCGCGAAGCGAATCCCCGGTTGTCCGCCGAAGGCGGACCGACTCGTCTGGTGACTCAAGAACCCATGGTTTAGAGTCCGGCGTCGGCGTCGGCGTCATCGTCCATATCGCTCGACGACACCAACGGAAGTTTAGGAATATACACGGAAGCGCTCGGCGGGCGCGACCAGGGTGCGTCGACCGCGGGCGACGAATGCACCGATCGTACCGAGCGGTTGGTCAGGTGTGACCGCGCCGAAGCCACCGAGGCCGCCTTTTCGCGTTCGTATTTGATTTCTTGGACCTGGGCTTTGACGTTGTCCGACGAGAACTCCGTTTTGGTGTTGATGCATATTTCGGTCTCCAGGGTCTGGCCGCGAATCGCCGGTGGTAACATAGATTTCATGATGAACGAAAAGACGTTGACCCATGCCTCCATCACTTCGTGGGTGGCATAGAGTCCCAACTGGTTGGCAATGGTGTAGAGCAGGGTCTGCACAAACACCGAGTACATGTAAGGGCGAATGGCGCGTTTGGTGTGGGCCTTGCCCAGGTTGTACAGGCGAAACTGCGTTTCTTCGTCGTTGGCGCGGATCGACAGTGCGTAGTTGATGATGCGAATGATGATTGCGCCCTTTTCGGCAATCTTGTTGGTCCCGTGCGAATGCGCGCTCAAGACGCTTTCGATCTTGCGGTTCTCGTCCACGAGCTGCAGACGTTCATAGAAGTCGTTGTAGAACAGGGTGATGCCCGTCAACTCCACGCCCGACTCGGTGACCTCCCGTTTGGCGCAAATCAGTTTCCACGCGTCGACGCACAGTTGGTTGTTTTGGGCGTTGACGATGGGCACCAGGGGAAAAATACTGGGCGTGTAGTGGGCCACCTGCACCTCCAACGGCACGGCGTATTTCTTGCCCAGCCGCTCCTGGATCCGGAGAATGTCCTGGGTGTCCGTGTCGGTCACTACGATGGCATGACCGTGACTCCCCCCCATGCTTTCGGTGGTTGCTCTGCTGTATCCTTCTAAATACCGCGTGCGCCGTGAATAGACGTTGAATTACACATGCCTGTGATTGTATGTGTAATTATGTAATGTTTGGTTTTGTATCTTATTTGGTGGCCGAGAGGCCGACGTTCATGTCTTCCACGCCCGTCGCGTTGCCCCCGCGCGAACGCAGAAGCCGGATTTGCTCCTGGTCCATGCAGAGGTAGCCGCGCGAGTTCATGTAGCCGTACGATTGGCACGTCTGGCTGCCCGGGGCCTGCGAGTAAATGTCGACGGGGTTCTTTGCTTCGCTTACCCCGGTGGGCGTCGGGGAGCAGAAGACGCCGTCGAATCCCGTTAGACGGCGGCAGTCACCCAATTGCTGCGCTGTGCTGCTGGGCGTAATTTCTTTGCTGCTGTACATGTCCTTGGCGACGTTGCCAGGATAGGTCGAATAATTACTAAACCCCTCGGCGTAGCCCGCGAAGCCAAGTTTAGGGAAAAGACCAGTGGACGAGTACGGCATCGGGGTCGGCGCACACGAAAAGGCCACGAAAAAGAAAAGGAGCACGATCGCCACGATCACGAAAAAGGCGGGCCAATACATCTTTGTTTGGGGGGGAGACTGTGAAGCGAAAATGCTATAGTATTCACGGCGAAATTTTGCACTGTTCGAACTGTTCGTACTTTGACGATCGCTATGATCGCATGTATTTTTGTACTACCGGGCGTACATAGTCGTCATAGACCATTCCCCGTAGGTGGCCGACTTGGCCGTGCAGGTCCAGGATGCGGCGGTCTCCCCACCGCCATCCTTCTATGACCCGGGCGACGGTTCGTTGTACGGCCGATTTCAGGGTGCGACCCACGTTGGACCCGGTTTGTTCAACGTAGTTGACGACGGTGGGTACCAGTTCGGGGTAGGCGTCCTGGGCCGTCGTCGGCGTCGGCGGCGTCGTCGGCGTTTTTGATACAAACGATTCCGTGGGTTCGTCTTCACGGGCGCCTTCTTTTCCTTCGGCAGGGAGAGCGGCGGGTCGACTATCTACACACCGCGAAGCTCCGCCACCCAGTATGGCTCCCATGGGGTAACAAATGCCGTGGTGCCGGTAAATACTGTCCCATACGATGATTTTGAGTAACAAGAGGGTGCCCACCATGAGGATCATCACCGCCCCCCAGACCCAAAGTGTATCCACATTGCAAGTATAATAATTGAGTATGGCTACATTGGGGTCAGTCGCCGCCACGTTACGACGATTAAGGTAAGCGTTTTCTATGGAATCCATCTCCATTGACTATCCTATCTATTATCTACTATACTATACCCTATACGAGTACTTTGCGGGCATAAAACGTTTTGCCGCGCACATGCACGCGCGCCATCACCCTCGACCAGACTTGGCGTATCCGCCGTACCGATGTCTGTAGGAACCGCTGCCACCAGGTCGGCGGCGAAAACTCCGTTCCCGTTGCCGACCCCGATCGGGACCCCACGAACGTGTCTTCGCCGCCGCCCCCGAATTCGGTCTCCCGCGTCGCGGCCACGGTCGGCGTAGCCCGCGGAACGGGAACGGGCGGCAGCTGGGACACGTCGGTTTCCGTCTCCGCGGCGACCTCGGACGCTTTGCGGTGTATGATGGATCGGATACGATCGACTTTTACGGAAGCGGCGGGTACCTGGTGTTCCGTCTTCTGTTCCGTCAAGAATTGCCACAACATCCGGCCGTTGAGTCGGTAGTTGTCCGTAGTGAGCGTATAGAACAACAGTCCCAATACATACAGGCCAAATACAATCAAGACAATTATCAGTTTGCTCACCACCGAAGTAGGGGTCGGAAGAATGATCGCGGCCGGAGCCGGGGTCAGCGAAGCAACCCGGGGCGATGATGCCGCCACCATTGTGCTATTCATATCATCCATCTAACGTTCTAATGTTCTAATGTTCTAATGTTCTATAAGAAGCATATAGAGTTGTTTTACACATATACATACATATACATATCACATATCATACACAACTGGTGATTTGTAAGGTTGAAATGATCACGAACAGCGAAAAACTGGATTTGCAGCGGTTGATGCAACAGAGCATGGCGTCGGGTCAAGCCGCGGAGAGCGGGTACGTCGACAACACGGCCCAGATTCGTCGTCTAAAGCACAGCGCACGGATCCTCGACGATGTTCGCGCGTTTGCCGTGTTCAAGCAAGACCACCCGGAACTGAAAGCGAGCGAAGCGGGCGATCCCGACGCGTTTGCGATCCAGGCGGGCGAGGTGTGTGCGTTTATGCGCGACAACTACCCCGACCTGTTGCGGCGCATGATCCGCGACGAGATTGATTACCAACTCTTGCTGCGGGTCATCCAGGTCCTGCGGCGCATCGAGGACGGCCTCGTCGACCAAAACGAGGGGTCGGTCGAGGTCGGCAAGATCCTGAAAGAAATGTACGTCGACTCGGCCCTCCGGCGCAGTCAACAACTCGACGAAAAGTATGCGGCGGAAAAACCCGTCATCTACGACGGCAAGCCCAATTGCTCATGGCGCGATTTCAAACAGAAAAAGACGGCATAACAACTAACAACAACATAGAGAGATCACGTATCTAAGTCATGTATAGAGACAGAGACACTAAGAGCCAATGTCGCAATCGCAATCGCAATCGCAATCGCAACCCGTCTCCTTTGAGAGCGAGGCGTTTGATATTCTCGAACCAGAGTACGCGGTTCTGCAACTGTATGTCGAAGGTCCTTGTGAAGAAGGACGTACCCAATGGCTGAACTTGTACCGTGAGCACGTCAAGGCCCACAACATGCACGTATATGAACATTTGGAGGAAGCCAATTCCGGCTTTGACGTGTTTTTTCCGCATGACGTGACGGTGCCGCCCGCGACGGTGGCGCCGTGCAAGATGGTGCCACTGAACATCAAGTGCCGTATGTTTACCTGCACCAACGACGGCACTCAGGCCGGTCGTCGGGTCCCCACCGCCTTTTACCTGATGCCGCGGTCGTCGTTCGCCAAGACTCCGCTGCTCTTGTCCAACCAGATGGGGCTCATCGACCGCGGCTACCGGGGCACCCTGCAGGCGGCACTCACCACGGTCGGTACCGAGGAGTGGTATTCGTTGGAGGCGCACACGCGGCTACTTCAGTTGGTGCATCCCCAGGCCCTGCCGATCTTGGTGGACATCGTCGACGACCCCGCCGTGTTGGCCGAGTCGACCACGCGGCGCGGGGCAGGGGGCTTCGGCTCGACCGGTCGGTAAATCTAACATAGGTGAAAAGACACCAAACAAATAGTGTAGACGTACTGTAGACTGTATTTTGGTGGTATGAAATGGACCGAATTCACGCAACGGGCGTCGCCTGATGTGATGGCGTTGATCTACGCGTATGACGATACGTATCGCGGGGTGTTTCGCCGCGTCATCGCCGAATTCCACGCCAACCAGTGGCAACAATGGAAACACGAGATATTGCAGGCGCATCGCCACCCGTTGGTGCAGCGTTCCTTGACGTATTTGTTTGATCATGCCGCTGGGTTGAACCTGGACCCAGATCGAAACGCGGCCGAACCGTCGTCGTCGCCGCTACTGAACTTGCCCATCGCTGCCGCCAGCTACGACGACCGGGTGCGGTACGTGTTGTGGCACCACCATCCGTGGCGCGACGCCATGTTCCTGTTTCAACACGACACGACCCACCGCCCACCTTCACCCCCGCCCATCTCCCTGTTTCCCTTTCTCGAAAATCCTCAACTCGAACCGAACCCAGAAGGTCTTCCGGTGGTCGAAACTGTAGTTTCAACGCCGGCTGCCGTGTCCACGGCGGGCCATGGTAACGAAGACGCCCCGCCGATTCATCACCGGATGACGTTTTCGCTGATGATCGGGCGCGCGTACCAGTTTCACGGCGAAGTTTTTCGGAAAACGGTGTACCGACCCATGTGGCATAGCCCGCATACTACCGAGAGTGTCACAGCGCAGCAATTGGGTAGCCCCCGAAGGGGGCAATTGCCGTGCTGTGCGCTGTCTCCGACAGCGCACAATGACGGACGAGCTTCGCCAGGATTCGCTTCGCGAATCCCCGGTTGGTCGGCTTCGCCGACCCGACTCGTCCGTGAATTGCCCCCTACCGAAGGGAGTGGGGCTACGACCACGACGTCTTCGTACTGGGACTACGTGGAAACGCCTCTTTACTCTGGAATGTACCGCATTTTACATCTTTGAACATTTCGCCGTATTTTGCACATCGTGCAAAATATGGCTATTGATTGACGGCAATCCCACGCCCAACCGAGGTAAAAGCGGTCCGTCCTCGTCCCGTCCAGTTCACGCCATTCTTGGAATAAGCAATCGTATGGCTGGATCCCTGTCCCACCGCGACCCAGACATCCTGAGCCACGCTGTACACGACATTGAAACCATTACTGCTAAATATGCTCGTTCCGGTAATTCCGGTCCACGTGGTGCCATTCTTGGAGTAAGCGATAGAGTTGGTCCCCGCCCCCACTGCGACCCAGAAGTCATTTACAGGATTGTATCCCGCTCCCCATGCGTAACTGAATATGGAGGACCCACGTCCGGTCCACGTCCTTCCGTCCGTGGAATAGGCCAAAGTGTTGCCCCCCGACCCCCCTCCCGCGATCCACATACCGTTACTACCGTACGATGCAAAACTTCCAGCGGCAGTTGTACCAAATATGGTGGTTCCGGTCATTCCATTCCAACTCGTTCCGTCGTAGGAATAGGCCATATTATCGCCTTTACCGTCAACACTATGTCCAGCTACGACAAATAAACCGTTATTGGGGTTGTACGCCCCTTTGTTGGCAAACCCCGCAAGTACGGGTTTTCCCGCTCCATTCCAATTCACGCCATCCGTACTATAGGCGAATGCATTGAGTGTACTTCCCCCGGTCACGACCCACATATTATTCCCAAAGATGTTACCGTGTCCAAACCCCGAAGGAAAAATAGATGTTCCCCTCCCGGTCCAATTGACACCGTTTGTGGAATAGGCCATCGTATTGTTGGTTCCTTGACCTGCGACGGTCCAAATACCCTTGCCATACGCAGCTTGCCAACCCCAACTATTGAATATACTTGTGCCCGTGATGCCGGTCCACGTGTAACCGTCCACGGAATAGGCTAAATTGTCCCCCCCGTTCCCTCCCGCCACCCACATCACTAAGGGGGTGGTTACCGTCCCTTGCGCGTAATTGTTACCCGTGGCACTGCTGGGTACCCCGTCGGTGTTTACTGGATACACCGTGAACGTGTATGTCGTATTCGGCGTCAGGCCAGTGAAGTTTGCACTGATTGCCACCACGTTGGTTCCGGAGGCAGGTGATACCCCCGCCGTGGTGGGGGTATACGTCACGTAAAAACTTTGAAACGAATAATAGTGACCCGCGTTCAGCGTCGTCACGGAAGCACCCGTATCGGTAAAATAAATGGACGGGATACAAGCCCACGTATATATCCTGCCATTGTTCGTTACTCCACCGGTAACGGTAAAGTCCGGGGCGGCTAATCCGTCTGTGTCGTAGGCTACAATCGTGACCGGACCGTACGGCGTGTCGTTCGGCAAACCAGTGATCGTATAAGACGACCCAGTTTGTCCGGTGACCACCACCGTGCCCGCGTTAAATATCGAATAGCTGACAAAACTGCCTGTTATATTCGTGATGGGTATTTCACCGAGGGCAGACAACTCCCCGAAAGACGCCGTCGTGATGTACGCCTGGCTCCGGGGGGGCGGGACGCCCCCAAATGCACCCATCAATCCACCTGAAAAAAAGGTAAATGCCATTGAATGATTATGGTGTTTGGCGTTATATCTATCTATGTTGATGTAAATATAAGATAATACGAATATTATACACATATTTGCGCTGCGCTGCTCTTTATGTCGTTCACCTTTTTTTCGGGCGGGGTATGTAACCCATTTATGACGCCCCCGCCTCCTCTTAGTCAGGCGTACATCACGACGGCGTCTTTCGGGGCGTTGTCCGGAGCCGGTCAAATACCCATTATCAGTATTGTCGGCAGTTTTGTCACCTATTCGGTGTTGAACGCGGGCACGACGGTGGTGACCGGACAAACTGGGTCGTCTTATACGGTCACCGGTTTCGGTGACAATATACGGTACGGACCGTTCCGACTGGTTCCGTACGACAATAACGGATTGGCCGGGACAGCGTTCACCGTGACCGGTGGTAGCGGCGGGATGCTGTATACGCTCGGAAAGGTCACATCCGCCCTACAGTTCACCTCGACCACGACCAGCGGCACCGTGTTGGGTTGCTCGGGTGCGTACGCAAACGTCATCATAACGTATTCGCCCACCGTCGGTTCACCCGCAAGTGGCTCGACGTCGGCATCTGCCAATAGCACTTCGCAACCGTTCAATAGTTTGTCGTCGGGCACGCCGTATACTTTCAACGTCTATGCGGTCAATGGCGATAATGTACAAAATCTGTCCGCCGTGGTAGGATCGGTCACGACGTTGACCCCTATTACGACAATGTGGGTAGCTGCGGGAGGAAATTTTACATCTTCCGGCAACAGTTTAGGCTATTCCATGGACGCGCTCAACTGGACAGGAATCGGACGTAACACGTTTTCAAGCTTTGCTTCGGGACTGTCGTACAGTCGGAACAATAACCTGTGGGTCGCTACCGGAGCCGGGGCCACATCGGTGGCCTATTCCACCGACGGAACGAACTGGTCCGGAGAAGCAAACGTAGCCTTTACAATCTATGGAAGGGGGGTCGCATACAATCCGAAACAGAATCTTTGGGTAGGCACGGGATACGGTCTCACCAACTCACTCGCCTATTCTACCGACGCAGTGAACTGGACGGGACTGGGAGCATCCATATTTCTCACGTTTAGTCCGTCCACTACTTTAGTCACTGGAGCAATCGGGGTTGCATGCGATCCTTCCCGTAACATTTGGGTTGCGACCGGGACGGGTCTCAACCACACGTTGGCCTATTCTACCAACGGGGTCACGTGGACAGGATTGGGACTTTCTACGTTTTCGGGCAGTGGTAATGGTGTGGGGTACGACGCCTCTAACAACGTGTGGGTCGCGACGGGTTACGGGGGCAACACCTTGGCCTATTCCGCTAACGGGGTCGCGTGGACCGGATTGAGTAGTTCTATGTTTTCGCTCAGTGGACAGTGCGCAACGTATAGCAGTGCCAAGGGGTTCTGGGTGGCTGCAGGAGGCGGTACCAACACGTTGGCATACTCCAAAAATGGTGTCAACTGGACCGGACGAGGGCTTGTTTTCAGTAGTTTTGGTTACGGTGTGACGTACGCCAACAATATTTGGGTGGCGGTAGGAGGCGGTACCTACAATTTCGCATATTCCAGCAACGGATTCAACTGGACAGGAAAGACCTCCACCGCATTCGGTAGTAATAATTCGTACACGGTGACGTACAATGCAAATACGAGTGTTTGGTTTGCGGGCGGCAACGGGACGGGCAACACCTTGGCCTATTCTACCGACGGCATGAACTGGACCGGACAGGGAAAGACCACTTTTTCGCAGACTGGGTACGCGATGACCTATAGCACGGGCACTGGTCAAAATATCTTGGTCGCCATGGGGAGAGGTAGATACTACTCTGCTTATTCTACCGACGGATTCAACTGGACTGGACAAAATTCCACCGTTTTTGGCGGATCTTACGGGATAGCGTATAATCCCAATCGTAACCTCTGGGTAGGGGTAGGTGCCGATGCCCATACGTTGGCTTACTCAATTGACGGGGTAAACTGGAGCGGATTGGGCAATTCCATCTTCTCCAATTACGGATATGCTATCGCTTACAGTGCAAGCAAAGATTACTGGGTCGCGGGGGGAACCGGAGGAAACAATTTCGCGTACTCCACCGACGGGATTCGCTGGACGGGATACAATTTTAGCAATTGGACTTTAACACAAAATTCAACCATCACGAACGGCGGCGCCGCTCAGAATAATATATGGATCGTAGGTTTTGGAAACTCGCCCACCATAGGATATTCTGTAGACGGAATCAACTGGACCGGAGTATCCTCGACGCCTTTTACAGGTGGTACCAAAGGGACAGCCTACAGTGTTGCTCAACCCCTTTGGGTCGCTTCCGGAAGTACAGGCAACACCTTGGGCTATTCTACCAACGGAGTGAAATGGACCGGACTCGGACTTTCCATCTTTTCGAGCAATGGATACGGATTATGGTACAGTGCGACCCAAAATATATGGGTCGCCATGGGAGACGGAACTGCAAACACTTTGGCCTATTCTACCGACGGAGTTCGCTGGACAGGACTGGGTAAAACGGTATTTGTGAATATTTACGGCTCGGTTCTCAGCAATCAGTAAAACAAGAACAATAGTGCAGCGAGCTAATTTGATATTACACCGACATCTGCGGTCTGATATCAAAAATCATCTAAAAATCGGCGTTCAGGTCAAACACGTCGCCGTCCACGTTCTTGTTGGCCAGGGCGTACTCGGACACCCGGTGTTCAAAGAAATTCGTCTTCTTCTGAATCGAAATGTGCTCCATGAAATCAAACGGGTTGCTCACACCGTAAATCTTGTCGTACCCCAGCTGCACCGACAGGCGGTCGGCCACAAACCGAATGTATTGGACCATCAAATCCGCGTTCATGCCAATCATCCGGCACGGAATCGAGACCGTAATGAACTCAATCTCGATGTCCACCGCCTCCTTCATGATCTCGACGAACCGCTTCTTCGGAACCTTGCGCTTCAGTTTACTATACAACATCACGGCGTGCTCCACGTGCAACCCCTCGTCGCGCGAAATGTACTCGTTCGACAAGCACAGACCAGGCAACACGTTCTTGCGCTTCAACCAGAAAATCGCCGCGAACGACGAACTGAAATACACGCCCTCCACGATCGCAAACGCCAACAAACGCGTGCTGAAACTGCTGCGACCATCGCTGATCCACCGACGCGCCCAGTCCGACTTTTTCTTGATCGCCGGATAATGCTCCACCGCATGGAACAAACGCATCTTCTCGTCCGCGTCATCAATGTACGTCTGGATCATCAACGAATATGTCTCCGAATGAATATTTTCCATGAAATTCTGAAACGCGTAGAATGCGCGCACCTCGGCCGACTGCACCTCCGCCATGAAGCGCAGCGCCAGGTTCTCCACAATGACCCCGTCACTCGCCGCGAAAAACGCCAACACCTGCTTGATGAAATTGCGTTCGTCGTCGGTCAGGCGCTTCCAATCCGCCAAATCCTTGCTGAAATCAATGTCTTCCACCTTCCAAAACGAATCCACGGACCGCTTGTAAAGATCCCACACATCATGATGTTGTATAGGAAACATCACAAAACGGTTCTCGTCCGGCTGCAACAACGGCTCCACGAACGCCGGCTTGCGCTCCTGGGTAGACTCCTGCGCGGTGGAAGACATTTCCGTCGTGGTTTCAATGTGCTCGTCGTCGGGCATGGCCGCAGCAGGAGAAATAGAGGTGGAAAAGGAAGACGGGGGGAAAGAATCGGATTCGGGGGGGAGCAGGAGGTCAGACATGGGATATAATACGCGGCTATTTTTATCTTCTTGTAGCGCGCTGTCTCTTCGAATCAACAGATGGGTTAGGGTTTGTCGTCATCGCGCCTCTTTGCACTAAAGCTAAAGTTGAACCAGGGCAGGCAGCAACAGATGCGGCGGCAGTGTAGATATTCTTGTTCGATCACCACTGCGACTTTCGGGAGCTCGGTCGCCAAGAGCCCGAGCGAAGTGTCTACAATACGTTTGATGACGGCGATTTCGGCGGCGGGCAACGGCAACAGTCCCGAGTCCAGCAACGCATCGAGGACCAACCGCACGATGTGGATCAGGTTGACCTGTCGCAGGCGGACGGCATCATCACCGTGTAGAGTGGCGCGAAAAATATGGGAAATCACCAGGACAATTTGCGGAATGTCGTGGAAATCGATGCGTCCGTCACTCATGATTCCCAGAATCGTCTGGTTCACTTCCTCAAACGTTTCCGGTGAATCGCGAATCAGTGACGTCAAAAACGTGTGTTCGGCGGGAGTGATCGTTAATCCAGGGTTGCCCAGGGCCTTGGACACCGCGTCCACGATCTGAAGGGTGGTGAGGCTGTACACGAAACTGCCTGAACGCCGGTCAGACGCGGCGGCGACACTGGGAGTGGGAGGAAGTACCGGTACGGACGCGGCCGAAGCAACAGAGGCGGAACCTTCCAATCCAATATCTATGTCTTCGGGGTGGATCAACGGTGCGACGGTTGATGTGTTGGGAGTGGACATCCGTGCAAAATGTATATGTATATATACACACATACATACACATACACTGTTCAACGCTTGCGCGGGTCAGCGCGGCGAGATGTGCGGCGCCTTGTTTTGCGGCTGTTGCTTCGGCCTCCGTGTTTCGTTTTTCTGATTTCGGCCACTACTTCTCTTACCGGATTCAACTCATAATCTTCGGTTCGTTTACCGAATGGTCGCCAGCTCGTTAATTTTTGGTTTTCCAGTAACCGTTTGAGAGTTGTATCGAACTCCGACGGTTTTTTCTCTCCTTTCAACATTTTTTTGAGGTCAGACTCCAGCGAACGCCTTTTTATGGCATCCTTTTCCTTTTTTTCTTTCAACATGCGTTTGAGTTCCTCGCTGAACGAAGGCTCGTTCTTGTCAAACGCAATACCTTCGGTACGTCGCGAGCGCAACGTGGATTTGTGACGCGGTAATGTCATTGTATATCGTGTATGTGTATTATATGACCGCATGGACCGGGTGTCATTGTACGGCGTCTCCGTCCCCGTCGGCGTCGGCGCCGGTCGTCCTAAATATTCTCGGACGACGAACGTAACGGGGGCGACCACGGCGGATCACCCTTCGACGATGATGGCGAGAAGGACGTCGACGGGTAGGTACCGTGTGACGGCGGCGAGATATGGAATTCATATACATTGATTGATTGCAGTGTATATGATATGATTCTGAATCTATGTTTGTTTTGTTGGGAATTACTTTTTACGGTAACGACGGCGGGAGGTGGTGCGCGATGACCGTTTCTGTCGTCGGGTCGTCGGACGACTTTTACGCTGACGCTTGCGAATGGTACGTACGAAACGTTTATATTTTCCGCCTCCTGCTGGGTTAGGATGTTGATTTTCTTCTGTAGTATTTTCTTCTGTAGAAAAAAAATGTGATGGTACTTCTTCAAATACCACTATTTCTCCCTTATTATTACGTAGCCAATTGTGTACTGTTAAATACTTAACAATATACTTGTTAAAATAATCGTTGGTGCTATCAGTTATTTTATATACTTCATATTTAGCATTTTTACTGACAATATCCATGTTCAGAATGATAATGATATGTATGTAACTTTATAATTTTACCACACAAAATCCCCGAGGCGCGCCATACAGTTTCCTTTCCGTGCCGGGACGGGCCGTTTCCCTAAACAGCCCTAAGTCGCCTTGGGTTTGGGTACCCGAAGGGTCAACCAGGCAGCCAGTTTCGCCGGCTGACCTCCGTTTCGGCGCCCGGTGTGCGTACCCGTGGACCCGTTCGTGTTCAATCGTGCGCCACGTTTCCCGCAACACCGGCAGCGCCGCCTCGAACCACCGGCGGTTGCGGCGTATGCGCACCACCGAGATTTCGTCTAAAACCCAGTAGATGGTCTGGTAGAGCAGATAGTCTTTCGCGCGCATTTCCGCCCGTTTCGCCGCGATCCACGCCTCCCGTGTCGACCGACGGTCTTCCGGGCTGGTCGTACCGGCTTCGACGTCCAGGGGCATGTACACGTAATGCGGCGTCGACCCCACCTGCGTGTTGCTCAAAAAGTACAGGATGATGCCGCGATGATCCGAGCCCTTCTCATCCGACGGAATGGCGGCAAACGCGTCGGCGTCCGGCAATTCTCGGAACCGGGTTTCTACAAAGTCGCATTCTTCTAAATCACATACCTCCAATTGGAGTTGGACCTGCACCCAGTAGGCTTCGAGGGGGGCGCCGGTGATCTCGCGGTTCACGATGTTTTTGATTTCGACCATGCGGCCAATCGCCCCTTCCTCTTTCGACGACGTCAC